GGGAGCTTGTTGGGGTGTAGGACGTTTTCTACTTAAATAGGAAGTCCCTTGTAATCAGCGACTTACCAAATAAGGATGTTTTCTACTCAAATAAGAAGTTGGGGGGCGGGGTTGGCAAGGGGGGCAGGAAGTCTACTTGAAAGGCAGACGTGTATCGGGTCGACGCGAGGCCGGAATTTGTGAGTGTAGCTTTTTCAAAATACCTCGTGCGCGCCATCTCATGCGCGCTTTGACATCGTGCGACAGGGGTGACGAAGTATCGCTCCTCCACATCTGAATACGCATCGCTCTACGGAGTGACCCGCTCGACTGTCCGCCGCTGGAAGAATAAAGGCGCTCCGCTCGACGACCCTGAGGCGATGCGTGTCTTTCAGGCCAATGAGAAGTCGCGTACTAGAGTCAGCAAGAGCAGTCATCGACGCACGAACCCGCGCACGAGGTTGATGAGTTCGTGCGCGCCTTCGCCAACCTCGTGCGCGCCTGACCATCCAAAGTCCGTAAAGAAGATTAAGGTCGACCGCCCACATGTTGAGGTGGGAAAACATGTCGGGATGAGGCCTAACATCAAGCGATTACAAGAAGCCGAGTTACGACGTTTCAATGCTTATCAGGAAGCAGAGGCGAGCGGTGATCTTGCTGTGATTAAGGCGTGTCAAGAAGTGTGGCTAAATGCCTGTGAACAACTGCGCCGAGCCGAAGTGGCTAACCCTGAGGTTGAGAAGTCCAATAAAGAGTCGGTCTCAATCGCAGAGGTCGTGATTGAAGTCCACAAAGCTTATAGCGCCGTCCGCAGTGCACTCGATGCTCTTCCAGAACGGTTAATACACAAGATCGTCGGATTGGATGCCCCAGCTGCACTCACCATCGCCAAAAGGGAGATAGAAGTGATATATCGTCATCTGGTGGAATGGGAGGATATCAAGCGTGAGCGGTCTTAGGGACAAACTAGACGAGATCCGCAGAGAAATCTTCAAGCCTAAGAAAGAACAGAAAATCTGGGAGTGGATCGAGGAAAACTGCGAACTACCTCCTGAGAGCGGAGCTAAACTAAAGGGCCCTATAGATACGAATGTTACGCCATACTCGCGCGGGATTTACGATGCCTATGCTGACAATGCCGTTAGGTTCATTACCATTGCCAAGTCTGCGCAGGTAGGCGGAACTACCATCCTAAAAAACTTGGTTCTCTGGGACATAGCTAACCACCCCTGCCCTGGTCAGTACATCACGGCGACTGACAAACTAGTCACTAGCTTTAACGACAGGGAATTGGAACCTCACTTCAGGTATTGTAGCGAGGTAGAAAAGCTGGCAGATAGGAGACGCGATAAGTGGTCGAAACGAGAGAAACTCTTCTCGAATGGAGCAACACTCAGGTTGCGAGGATCTAACTCACCTAACAATCTTGCGTCGTTCTCCGCTGAGCGCATTAAGCTAGACGAGGTAGACAAATGGCCGGGCGAGAGCAGCAGAGAAGCTCCCGCAGTCGACCTAGCTATAGACAGGACCAAGGCCTACGAGGAAGTGCGTAAAGTTTGTATCATCTCTACTCCAACAATCGAGTATGGTGCGCTGTGGCAATACTACCTGAGAGGCTCACAAGAGAAATTCCATGTGCCGTGTGTATATTGTGGGTTCAAACAGGAGCTACAATTTTTATGGGGGAAGGGAAAAGGAAGTCTTTGGTGGCCGGATGAGTGTCTGCGTTCGGATGGGACCTATGATCTAGATCTAGTGGCACGTGAGACGCGGTATCAGTGCGTTCAGTGTGGCGGACTTATTCACAACGATCAAAAGAAATTGATGAATTCCGAAGGCGAATGGGTCAAAACTAACCCCAACGCCCCATCCGACCACAGATCATTCCATATATCAGCACTCTATTCACCATTTGAAACATGGGGCGGAATAGCTAAATCGTCCCTTCAATCAAAGGGCTCAGCCGGCAGGATGCACAATTTTCTCAACAGCTACCTAGGTCTGCCTTGGGTGCGCCAAGCAACCATTGTTAAACGCAGCGTGATCAGGGAGATAGTAGAGATCTCGCCGAGCTACAGGCGCAGAGAATTGCCTATCAGACCGATCGTCATGACAATGACAGTTGACGTCCAACAAGAGAATTTCTGGTGGGTTATTAGAGCGTGGGAGAACACTGGCGTCAGTTATCTAATCGACTACGGGGCGGCTATTTCATATGAAGACCTGAAAGAAATAATATCGACAGAGTACGAATTTGACGGACAGAAATATAAGATTTACAAAGCGATGATAGACTCTGGTTACACGGCCAAACGTAAATCAGGCGTCTATGATTGGTGTTTGGCGACCGGAGGGAAGTTTTTTCCTTCGAAGGGTGCAACTAAAAGTCAGGGGTTACGCTCGTCTGTCCGTCATTCCGCGATAGACCATCGTCAGGCGAAGTTGGTCCTAGAGACCTACGACGACGATATTTATAAGGAGGAGCTATATCGGAGCAGAATAAAAGAGCGCTCGGGTAGAGCTTGGTACTTGCCGGTCGATATAACGAATGAGTACATCGAACAGCTTACAGCTGAGAGGTTGGTCGAAAGAACCTCTCCGCGCGGTGGGATCGAGTTTGTTTGGGAGAGTTCGAGAGACAACCACCTAGGCGACTGCGAAAAAATGCAGTTAGTTTTCTGGGATTTAGTTGCTCCACACGTCAAGCTCGAAGAGCCTGAGGAACAAGACGAATCGCCCACAGAACCACTCCTCAAAGTTGACACTCCACTCCCTGAGTGGAGCTAAGAGTTAAAGCATTAGTCTGGTACGCCGAGCGGCAGAACCCAGAAGACCCGATTTCCTTTCTCAAAAACATTCTTTTTGAGACGATCGACGAAGTACAGATGGCGGGAAAAATCACTTCCGTCTCTGAGGGCGGTCGATCAACGCAATTCACATTCTATCGAGGGGAGCACCCTGGCGAGTTGATCATGTGTGCCATCAACTACCTGAAAGCCGTCAAGGAGACCGGAATCGCACCCCAGAAGGTCCACACAACGGATTTCTCTCAAATTCAAATCTAACTAACTATGAGACCGATCAGACGATTCAAAAATTGGCTCAATAGTTGGTTCGGCGGCAACGGTGCCTTTGCTAGTGCGCAGAGTAGCCAGGCGCGGTCAAACATCCCTGAATTTAGCATGGAGGGTGAGAGAATTCTTTCACCAGAGTCTCGTTATCAGCTGCTAAAAAAATCTAACTGGTTGTATGGCAACCTCGGACTGTTCAGAGCATTAATTAACAAACCGGTACGTTATGCTGTCGGGAGGGGAATCAGCCCCAGCGCGGCGACTAAGGATCTTGAATGGAATAAGTTAGCTGACGAATGGTTTGATCGGATCGCCCGAACTAAGGTCTGGGACGTCGCACGCCAACAAAATTTCTGGAAGATGCAGCGTGCGATTGCGCGTCACATGATGAGGGACGGCGAGTGTTTTGTGCTGCTCATCAATGACGGCGAGCGCCAAAGGTTGCAGTTAATTGAGTCAGCTAAGATTGGGTTCAACATGACGGGCTCACTCATTAACAACCCGAAAGCAGTAGATGGTATCGAGTATGATGACTATGGAGCACCGCTGAAGTACCACATTAAGGAGGCGGGTGCGACAGCTCGTGAGGTAGACGCCGATGACATTCTCCACATCTATGACTCTGAAAGGTCCGGCCTTGGGAGAGGACTTCCGTGGGCCTACCACGGTCTTAATCAAGGGCAGGACATGGTTGACCTTGTGGGGCTTGAGAAACGAGCATCCAAAGTCCATGCAGCGTTCGCAGCTGTATTAAAGCGCAAGTCGGGTGCGTTTGGTGATTCGAATGTTTCTGGGTTAGGCGTCAATCGAGGCAGTCAACCCAAGAGAGATCCTAACCTAGACAAAATTTTTGGCGGGCAGACCGTCCATCTCGAACCGGATGAGGAGTTAGATCTACTCCGGAGCAACCGTCCTAACACCGAGTTGATCCCGTTCCTCGACTGGCTAGGTCGAGACGCCACTGTTGGAGCCGGCCTTAGCCCCGAGTTCATTTGGAACGTCTCGGAAATGGGTGGAGCCAACACACGATACATCCTTGCCGATGTAGAGGTTTTTCTTAACACTATTCAAGACATCCTTGTTGAGGAATTTTGTATTCCGTGGAGGAGGTTAGCTATATCCGGAGCGATGGAACGCGGGGAGTTGCCGCAGTGTAAAGACTCCAATTTTGATAATGCACGTTGGCAGACTCCACCTTCAATCACTGTCGATCGTGGAAGAGAAGGTAAATTGTATATCGATCTTGTTAGGTCTGGTCTCATGACCCTGGACCAGTACTGGTCAATGCAGGGCCATGACCCACGAGCGATGCGCGAGCAGTGCATTCGCGAGATCGCTGAGGACCTAGCCATGTGTAGGGAGCAGGGCGTGCCCTACGAACTCTATAGACCGCCCACCATGCGTCTAGACCCTATCCAGGCTCAAGAAGAGGCGGGTGCTGAAGGAACCCCAAAGACGAAAGCTCTCGACCCTGAAGAGCGTGAATCAGCTGAATCGGACGATGACGAGGTTGACAACTGACCAGAGAATTAGAATGCGACGAATATTAGAGCAGGTATACGGTCGTCCGTGGTTTTCTGATGTCGGTACGTTTAGGTCGGTTGATCAAGTAGTACAGCGAAGGCTTAACAATCCTGAGAGCAAATTTGATATCCTAGGCGCTGCGCCTGGGCGGGATGAATTCTCCGGTCCGGATGAGAATGGAATCGCTACCATCGACATTTACGGGGTGATGGGGAAACGACTCAGCTCGATAGAGAAAGCATGTGGTGCTTGTGATTACAACGACTTAGAAGCCGAGATCGGCCTGGCTCTGGAGGCCGATGCGAAGGCTGTTTTGTTTACTATCGATTCAGGTGGTGGTGCAGCTATCGGCTGTTCTGAGGTAGCTAACCTAATTTCTGATCTGTCTATCCCCACGGCGGCTTTTGTAGACAATGTCTGTGCCTCTGCCGCCTATTACATGGCCAGTGGTGCGGACTACATCATCTGCACAAACTCTGCGCTAATTGGGTCAATCGGGGTCATTGCGCCTTGGGTAGACGAGTCCATGATGTACTCGTTAATCGGACTGAAATTCGAGCCGATCACCAACGAGGGTGCGGATCTCAAATCGACTGGGCATGGACCTTCTCTCACGCCCGCACAGCGTGAGTATTTGCAAGGTCAGGTTAATGACCTGGCAAGGGAATTTAAAGAATTCGTATCGGCACATCGTCCCGCCAGCCTCAACGCAGAAGTATGGCGAGCTGGGGCCTACCACGGCACACGTGCGGTGGCTCTAGGTCTCGCAGACCGAATCGGGACCCTAGGTGACGCCTACGAAACCCTCAGACTAACAATTCAAATGAATGACGAAATGAACACACCCCAAGTTGACAACAATCGATTAAGTATGGAACAAAAAGAATTAGAAACTCAAACTAGTGTTGGCCCCCAGGCGCAAGCTGCTCCCGACATACAGTCGGCGCTCGCCCAACTGAGTACAGATATCAGATCGATGACTAGCTCTGCGACTCCCGTGGCCGCGCTTGAAGCTAAGGTCGAGGCATTAACGACTGAACTAGCGAGTGTTAAGGCATATGCCGAATCTGTCAACCAACGTTACATCGCTCTAGAAGCTTCTCGCGGAACTCCTGTGGGTGTTAAGGTTGATCATAAGGAGGGGCAATTTGATAGGGCTGCCGCTGATCGCCAGCGAGTCAACGAGACTATTTCGGCCATCAAGGCGAAACGGGGTATACCCAACTGAATTGACATTTAGTTATTAACTAACAGGTGAATTGAAATGTTTAATCAATATCCGACTTTAACCGACATCGTGACCCTGGATTCTGGGATTGGGAGCTCAGTAATCAACGAGACTGTACTTCAGTTCGAGGAACTGAATAGGTTTGCTGCAACCAGAATAAAGGGGACCACCATAGAACTCACTGTCAGGGATGAGGTCCCTAAATCCAGGTTCCGTAAGGCAAACGAAGGTACGCCTCGCGTGGCTGCTAAGTTCAAAACCAAGGTGTTCTCGACCGCATTCATAGACCATCAGGTAGCGATCGACATCGCCGTTCTCTACAGTTCGGAGGACGTGGCTCGGACCCTGACAGAGGAATCCATTCCTCACATGGAGTCTGTCATGGCTAACATCGCACGACAGATCTGGTATGGTAAGGGCAACAACGACCCTGAAGGTTTCGTCGGTCTAGGCGAACAATACGCTGCCGACAGTCTGCATGAGATCGACCTCGGTCAGACAGAAGACACAACCTCTGTTTGGTTTGTTAACTTCGGTCCTAAAAAACTACAGTTAGTTTTTGGAGAGCCGGCCCTTTCTCAACGCGATTGGCGCAATGAGACGGCTTATGACCCGAAGGGTAACCCGTTTGATGCGCTCACAAGCTCGATTACTGGTAGGGTCGGTCTTAGGCTCGAAAACAAACATGTGGCCATGCGGATTAAAGGCATAGGCAATCAGAAGATAGTCAAAGGAGGCCTAGGGGGCTACACCGAGGGAGGACTGAGCGACAGGCCTCTATTTACGATCCTGAAGATGTTCTCGGAGGTTAACGGAGTCAGACCCAACGCGATCTTCATGAATCCTAGGAGCCTCGAACAGCTCCGCGCGAGCCGTACCCCAGTTAATGCGACTGGTGATCCAGTCCCTCTGCCGGACCGTTTTGCTGGTATTCCGATTTTCGAGACCATCAACCTGATTAACGGTGAGGAGAAGCTTGAGAGGGGTGAAGAGCCCAAAGCGGAAGACAAACCCAAAGACATTCAACCCAAGAAAGAATAATCAATGCCTAATTTACATAAACAGTTTAAAGATGCGCTGTTGAGCGTGACGGTAGCGATCCCAGGAGAAGGCGAAAGTGTTGCATCTAACATTATCACCCTGCATGAGGGCAGGAAAGCTCAGGGTCAGGAGATCGAGATCCAGTTCCCAAAACTACTTAACCTAGCTGCTGGAAAACGAATCCAGGCTTGGTTTGAGCACACTGACACCGATCCGGATTCCATAGCTGGTATGGGTTTACTAGGTAAACCACCAGGAGGGATTAACCCTCCCGATGAATTGCCATCAAAGCCACCTAAACAAGACCCTAAACCTGATCCAGAGACTCCGAAAGATCCGAAGAAAGATCCGGAGAAGGGTCCGAAGCCTGAGAATCCTGAGGATGGTGATGCTGACAGCACATCCACTTGGGAACGAGCTCTGAATGTTGGGTTGGCTGTAGTGACTGGACCACAGTTAGTGGCCACAGCACAGTATCTAGCTGTGCCGGTCGACATCAAGAAGTTCATCCGTGCAGTTGTCAGTGTTGACAAAGGTGCTGGTGTCAATACAGGCTTGATATCTGTTTCGTTAGTTTTCTGAGTTGCCGTTTGCATAGGTGCACAACCCCTGATCGGCGTTGACGGCTGGTCGGGGGTTGTTGTTTAGAGTTATGAGCCTCTTCGATCAAAAAATGAAGTCTGGCTTCTCTAAGCTGCGTGACGTAGCCGGAGAGACTAGAGAGTTTACGGTTGCGGATGGCAGGGGCGGTGAACGGGTGTTCACTGCTCGTGTTGTGTGGGCGCAGGACACTATGAAACGAGATTCAGTTGCTAATTCGCATGGGATCTACCTCGCAGATGTTCAGTGCACATTTAATCAGTGTGATCTGCCTAGAATCCCAATCGAGGGAGAGTATTTGGAGAGTCCGAGGTTCATTAAATATGAAATTGTGGATGTTACAATCGGCAGTGGAGTTATCACACTATCGCTCTTAAAGAAGACAGCTAGAGGAATAAGACAATGATTGCTATAGACGCGAAAGACTTAAAGAGAGCATATTCTGAGCTAGCGATGATCCCTGACGCGGCTCCTAAGGCCATAACGGCGGCGATTAACAAAGGGCAGCTAGAGCTAACACGCTTATAAAACGCCACATCGCACAGATCTATAACATTAAACATAAAGACATTGCCAAAAGCCTCAGAGTTGTTAAGGCGCGTCCCACCAACTCGACTCAGTTTTGGTTGTCTCATACAGGGACTAACTATCTAGCTGGGGGCGTGTTCTCGTCCGGGTATCGTGTCGCTTGGAGCAAATTCGGAATGAAGCCGACAGAACCTCCTAAACAGTTGGGGGTTAAGGTCAAAAACAGGAAGAGAATCTCGATCCAGATCTTGAAAAAGGGAAGGCGCGTAGAACTCAATCACTCGTTCATCGCGAAGATGAGGAGCGGCCACATAGGCGTGTTTCGTGGGGGAGACTCCTCAAAGCTACAGCGCACCAAAATGCCCCGCCCCGATAAACCGGAGAGGGTGATGACGTGGACAACCGATCTACCAATCCACGAAAAACAGTCCCTCAGCGTCCCTGAGATGATGACTTCCCACAAAGTCTTCCCGCAGATCACGAAGGAAGTCTTCGAGTTAACGCAAGAAAAATTAACAGAACAGATCAACCTATTTCTGTCCGGAAAAAGAAAATAATATGCAATCCATAGCGTTTATCGAGGATACAATTGCCAAAAGAATTGAGGAGTGGGTTAAGGATGTTGTCTTGTTCACCGGTGCGAAAAACTTGCAGGGCGAGAAACTAACATCTACGCCCCGCGTCCACAGAGGGTTCCTACCGATCCTGATGACGGGCGAGATAGACGAGAGTTTACCGAAAATGTTCCCGCACATCGTAGTTCAGTTTTCTAAGGCAAATTACAATTTTGAGGCTGGGCAGGCTGAGGTGCGTATCATGATCGGCTGTTGGGACGACGCAGACGATCACTCCGGGTATCGGGATGTCGTTAATTTGTTCCAAGTCCTGGTCACTGGCTTGTACACGGAACGGCACATCGCAGACGAATTCCCGTTGGCTGGTCCTGTCAGTTGTGAACTCCAACAAGGTTGTGAACTAGCCCCGATGTTTTTCGGCATGTTGACAGTCACACTAGTTATAGAGACGCCTTCATCGCGGTTCGATGCGACACTACATGGCGGTTGAGGAATTATGAAAGAAGCGAAGAAAGAAGTGCCGAAAACTGTCATCTACGTCGGCCCTAACATCGGACACGTACTGCAAAGGTTTCGCGTTTTTAAGGGCGGTATCCCGGACACGTTGACACCACTCCTGAAAGAGAGACCGGCATTAACGGGTTTGTTCATCGACGTAGAACAGTTTCCGAATGCGGTCCGAGATTTACGCGACCCCAACTCAACAATTTCGACCTTGTATAAACACATAACCAATTAACTCTCATGGCTAGTTCCTTAAATTTTCAACATGGACCTACTTGGTCGGCCACTCCGACAAAGGTCAGAGCCCCTCTCACGCCAGATGGAGTCATTGTCTCGTTCGGCACGGCTCCTGTACACAGACTTCCGGGCGG